AAACAACCCCGAACATTCGGCCCAGTTGAAAAAGGCGGTTTTAGGTCAAAAGGACATTCAGCGGGCAGTCAAGAAAGACCTTCCGGTTATGGCGGTCGCCAATCCAATGGGTCCGGCCTCCATCGACAGCTCCAAGAATATGATGGATCTTTATTTGAGCGCTGTTGAAGGTGGGGCAATACCTACTGCAAATCTTGAAAAAGCTACTCAGATTATTCGCTCCGGCGCGTTCGGCGATAGCCCAAAAGCAAAAGAAGCTCTGCGCACCAAACTTGCCAATTTCCCCGGCTTTGAAGATATGGGCAAGGCGCGCGCATTTTTGTTGGACAACCCCGACATTGTCGGGACAACCCGCGCAGCCATCATCAAAGGCCTTGAACGCGCAGATTGGGTGAAACAGGGCTTTCCAGAAGTGGGGCAGCTCCGCGCCGCAGCAACCAATCGCAAGTTTATGATGGCCCCGGGCAACATGATGGGAGGGCGCATGGTTGAACTCGATCCGCGCCTGTTCCATCAAGCTGAGGCGAACAGGTACTTCGACCATTTCACCTACGGCGGCGACACGCCGGGCAAGTATTACGCGGATGTTCCTCTGATCCATCGTCAGTATGGAGCGCCCGACGCGACCGACATGCTGTTGGCTAAATATAATCAGGTCCGCCCGGGTGCTACAAAGAGCGCGCCGCCAAAAGCCCCCATGACAGTTCACCCGTTCTCGACTGACCAAGTTGGTCGCGACACATGGCGCAAGCTGTTTGAAGAGCAGCGCATGGTGCAAGAGATCAATGACCGCATGATGGAAAGCATCAAGCGGGGCGAAAAGCTTCGCCCCTTGTACGGCTTCAAGCGTGGAGGTGATGTGTCACATCGCGCTCTAATGGCTGCCAAAGAACTCGCTTCGTCGCCGCGCGAAACGACCAACCCTTAACCCAGCGGCACGGGGGACGCCCCGAGAACTCCGGAGTAAGCGCATGTACGAAATGGCAAAGAAGGCTCGCGAGGCGATGAAGGGCAAGGCCCGCAAGCTCGCGGCCGGCAGCAGCAAGAAGGTCGACAGCTCCGACTGGACGCCGCCCGAGCCCCTCAACGCAGACGTGAAGACGGGCATGCGCCCGATCTCGCGCCGCGCGTACAAGAAGGGCGGCAAGGTCGAGGGCGAGGCCTGCGGGCCGATGCACTTGGGCCGCAAGGCCCGCAAGGCTGGCGGCAAGGTCGAGAGCGAGAAGGCTGAGGCCAAGGTCTACTCGAAGGCCAAGACCAACCGCGACGTGAAGGCGGCCAACGAGGACCGCGAGGGCGTCAAGCACATCGGCGGCCTGAAGAAGGGTGGCCGCGCCGAGAAGATGGACGGTGGCCAGCTCAACAAGATGGTCTCGCCGGAGATGCGTCGCCGCATCGAGGCGGGGGCCAAGGCCCCGACCGAGATGCCGAAGAACCCGCCGATGCCTCCCCGTCGCCCGGCGGAGACCGTCGGCGCGCCGGGCACCAAGCCCGTCGACCTCGACAAGGATCAGGCCGAACGCCTCGAGGCTGGCCGCAAGGCCGGCGGCCGCACGAAGAAGATGATGGGCGGCGCGATGGATCCGCGCATGAGCATCGTCAAGAAGAAGGCCATGGACTTTGGTTCCGGCGCGCAGGGCACGCCCTACAAGAAGGGCGGCAAGGCGCGTCCGGGCAAGTTCTACGGCGGCGCGATGGGCGGTGGCATGCCGGCGATCGACCCTCAGGTCGCGCAGCAGGCGCTGGGCGCTCTTGGCGTTGGCGCTCCCCCGCAGGCCATGGCCGGCGCGCCTGCGCTCCCCCAGAGCATGGCGATGCCCGTCCCCCGCAAGTCGGGCGGGCGCACGAAGTCCAAGGGCAAGACGAACATCAACATCGTCATCGCCGCGGGGAAGCCGGCTATGCCTGAACAGGCGCAGTCTCCGGGCCCCGCGGTACCGCCGCCGGGCGTCCCCGTTCCTCTCCCGGGCGGCCCCGGCGGCGGAGCGCCCATGCCTCCGGGCGGCGGCATGCCCATGCCTCCCGCTGCTCCGGCGATGGGCGGCATGCCCATGCCCATGCCCCGTAAGTCTGGAGGCCGGGCGGTCTTCAAGAGCTACAAGGACATGAAGGCTGGGGCCGGATCCGGCGAGGGTCGGTTGGAGAAGACTGCGATCCAAGCCGCCAAGCGATAACTCGCCAAATAAATCGCCAAATAAATCGCCGGGAGATCAGTCTTCCGGCGATTTTTATAAGGTGGACGACTATGCAGACGTACAACGCATTTTTCGCGAGGGAACTCCTGAAGCTTCTCGAGGAGCAGATAAACGAGAGGACAAAAATTCTCGGAAACGGGCACGGCGTCACGGATTTCACAGATTACAGACATAAAGTCGGCATTATTACTGGGCTTCGCCTTGTAATCGACGAGCTGTTTCCCCAAGCTCAAGAGAACTGCGACCGTAATCAACGCGGGAGGCAGTAAAAAGGGGAGACAAAATGTCTAACATTACTATGCTGCACGAGAGGGACCCCAAGGATGTCCTTCTCGAGCAAGTCGGGGACACTTCGTCTATCGAAGTTTTCAACATGCAGGTGCTGGTCGCGGTCTACATCCGACCAGAAAAGACCAAAAGCGGCCTCTATCTGTCTGATAAGTCGAGAGAAGAAGACCGCTACCAGTCCAAAGTCGGCCTCATAATCAAGAAGGGGCCGACCGCATTCGTCGACAAGGACGGAGAATGGTTCTCCGGCCTCGACATTTCAGAGGGCGACTGGATTGTCTTCCGTCCGTCGGACGGCTGGAACATCACAGTGAACGGGACATTGTGTCGAATGCTGGACGACATGTCCGTTCGGGCGCGAATTTCCCACCCCGATCAGGTTTGGTGAGGACTTTCCATGTCAGATAACGACGAAAAGCTCGAAATCGAGATCGAAAACGACCCCGAGGTCGTTGAAGAGCCCGTAATCGTCCAAAAAGACGAGCCAGAGGCCAAAGAAGACGAAAAGTCCCCGGACGAGGGCATACAAAGCCTCCGCCTGAAGCTTGAACAAGAAAAAATTGCTCGTTTAGAGGCCGAAAAGCAGGCCAGACTGTCGGCCGAGCACGCTCACCGTGCCTCGAGCGAGGTCTACGACAGCAATTTGCAGCTTGTGAAGAGCGCAATTGAGACCGTGAAGAGTACGAGCGACAATCTCAAGCGCGCGTACGCCGAGGCCCTCTCTGTCGGGGACTACGCCAAGGGCGCGGAGCTTCAGGAGGCCATGTCGCTGAACGCGGCGAGGCTCATGGAGCTCGAGAGGGGCCGGGCGGCCATGGAAAACGCCCCGCCTCCCCAGCAGAGGGTTCCGGAGCCGCCCGCGGATCCGGTGGAGGCGCTCGCCTCGCAGCTCTCGCCCCGGTCGGCGGACTGGGTGCGGCGCAATCCGCAGTGCGTGACGGACCCGAGGCTCTACCAGAAGATGGTGGCGGCCCACAATCTGGCCGTCGCCGACGGCTACGAGCCCGACAGCGACGACTACTTCGGCTTTATCGAGGACACGATAAAGATCAACCGCCGCCAAGCGCCCCAGCGCGAGGTCTCCGACGAGGAAGACAACTTCTCGTCGGCCGCCAAGCCCGTCCAGCGCCGCTCTGCGCCCCCGTCGGCCCCCGTGACACGTTCCGGGACGGCGACTGGTCAGCGACCCAATCAGGTGCGTCTGAGCCCCGCTGAGGCGGAGACGGCGCGCGACTTGGGGATGACGCCGGAAGAATACGCCCGCAACAAGCTGCTCCTTCAGAAGGAAGGCCGGCTCTAATTTTAGGGGTAAAGAATGCCAAAGCAGAGTGAATTTCGCAAAGCCATGGCAGCCGATGCGGCTGTCGATCGTCCCCCGCTGCGTTCGTCTCCGAAGGAGGAGGACCCGAGGGACCGCGCCCGGCGCAGGGCCGAGCAGATCCGTGAGCACTTGGGCGGCCTCGACGAGGGGACGGACGAGTTCTTCATCCCCCCGTCCATGATCCCGGACGGTTGGACGTACGAGTGGAAGCGCCACACGATCTACAATCAGGAGGATCCGGCCTACACCGTGCAGCTCGCGCGCGAGGGCTGGGAGGCGGTTCCGGTCGACCGGGATGCCGACCACCTCGCCATGATGCCGGCGGGCTGGGGCAAGAAGACGATCGAGCGCAAGGGCATGGTCCTGATGGAGCGTCCGATCGAGATCACCGAGGAGGTCCGCGCCATTGAGTTTCGCCGGGCGCGCAGTCAGGTGCGGATGAAGGAGCAGCAGCTCTCCGCCACGCCGGAGGGGACCCTCACCCGCGACGACCCGCGAGTGGCCCCGAAGATTAAGAAAGCATACGAAGCGATGCCCATTCCCGAAGACTGATTTGGGGCTGAGTTCTTGTGGTTTTGGGCCGCCTTCGGGCGGCCCTTTACTTTTAAGAACTTGTCCGTATTATTCAGGAAGGCATTTCTGCTCACTCTCCCCCGGTGTGGAGGGTTAAAATCACCCCGCTTCCCGAGCCTCCCCGGTGTGAGGCGACGGAGCTTCCTAGAATAGGAGGAGCCGTCATGGCGAATACTAACGCGCCTTTCGGTTTTCGACAGATTAAGGGCACGGGTTCTGTCCCGACCTACGAGCAAAGCGTTCGCAAGATCGCCTCAAACAACACGACTGCGATTTTCTCTGGCGACGCAGTCATCCCGCTGACGACTGGCTACATTGCTCAGGCGACCGCCTCGACGGTCCGCGTTGAGGGCATTTTCGTCGGCTGCAAGTACCTCTCGGTTTCGCAGAAGCGCACGGTTTGGTCCAACTATTGGCCCGGCTCCGACGCGTCTGGCGACGTTGAGGCCTACATCATCGACGACCCGAACGCTCAGTTTGAGGTCCAGTCCAGCGACAGCGGCGGCTCTTCGCCCGTGGCGTTCGCGAACATCGGCGAGTACATCAACATCGCCGTCGGCACGGGCAACACGGCCACTGGCCAGTCCGGCATGTCGGTCAATGTTGCGACCCTCAACACGACTGTCACTCTTCCCTTCCGCATCGTCGGTCTCGTTCAGGATCCCCCGGGAGCCAATGGCACTGACATCGCGTCGGAATACAACCGAGTGATTGTCGCCTTCAACAACGCCTCGACCCGCACCAATGGTGCCGGCCCGACTGGCATCGCCTAAGGAGTAAGGACCAATGGCTGTCAATCTTTCAGCAATTAAGGACCTTCTCCTGCCCGGTCTCCGTGGCATTGAAGGCAAGTACGAGCAGATCCCGTCGCAGTACGACAAGATCTTCACGAAGCATGACTCGAAGATGGCCCTCGAGCGCACCGCTGAGATGCGCTTCCTCGGCTATGCTCAGTTGAAGACGGAAGGCGGCCAGACGTCGTTTGATAACGGCGCTGGCGAGCGTTACGTCTACAACCAAGAGCACGTCGAGATCGGCCTTGGTTACGCGATCACCCGCAAGGCGATCGACGACAACCTCTACAAGAGCCAGTTCGCTCCCTCGAACCTCGGCCTGATGGAGAGCTTCCAGCAGACCAAGGAAATCTACGGCGCGAACGTGCTCAACACGGCCACGACCTACAATGCCAACATCGGCGGCGACGGCAAGGCGCTCATTGCGACTGACCATCCCATCGACGGCGGCACGGTCGCCAACCGGCCCACCACGGACGTCGATCTGAACGAGGCCACGCTGCTCAACGGCATGATCTCGATCCGCACGAACTTCCGCGATCAGGCCGGCCTGAAGGTGTTCGCCCGTGGGCGTCGCCTCGTGGTTCCGCCCGCCCTCGAGCCGGTTGCAATCCGTCTCACGAAGACGGAGCTGCGTCCCGGCACGGCCGACAACGACGTCAACGCGATCATGATGACCGCCGGCGGCCTGCCGGAGGGCTACATGGTCAACGACTACCTGACGTCGGCCCGCGCGTGGTTCCTGCTCACGAACATCGACGGCCTGTCCTACATGCAGCGCATCGGCTTCGAGACGGACATGCAAGTGGATTTCGTGACCGACAATCTTCTCGTAAAGGGTTACGAACGTTACTCTTTCGGTTACTACAACTGGCGTTCGATCTTCGGCTCGTTCCCGACCTGATTGACGGAGGCGGGGAGAAATCCCCGCCTCTTTTCTAGGTTTCTGATCGCGTTGACCGGCCTAGCGGACGCTGCACAGACAACGTGATCCAACTCGTGCAGGAGGTTCCAATGGGAACAACCACGTTCTCCGGCCCCGTAAAGGCTGGCGATATTTTTAACACCACGGGCACGACGCTCGGTCAGGACGTCGCCAACGTCGGCTTCGTCAAGATGTCCCAGTCGTCCGCCCTCACGCAGGCGACGAACGGGTCGACGCCCGGTCTCTACACGACCGACATCATCGTCCCGGCCAACTCCATGATCACGGCCATTCGCGTTTACGTGAACGTGGTTTGGAACGGGGCCGCGACGACCTTCGGCGTAGGCACGTCGGCGGCGGGCAACGAGCTTGCGGTGACGCAGGCCGGCGGCACCCTCGGCATCGTAAACGTCGCTCCGGGTGCGAGCGCGACGCTCGTCAACGCTTGGGCTGACGTCGGCACGTCTGACGTTCGCATTTACGTGTTGTCTGCAAACACCGGCACTGGCGTGGGCTTCATCGAAGTCGAATACGTCCAGAACCGCAACATCGCCTGATAGGAGGCTTCCATGGGTGCATACGAAGGTAAGGCTTCTACGATCAAGGAAGCCAAGGGCAAGACGGGTGGTTTCAAGAAGGGCGGCATGGCCAAGAAGGTCATGTCGCACGCAGAGAAGGAGGAGCGTCCGGCGCGCAAGAGCGGCGGCGCGGTCTTCTCGTCCGCGGCCTCGGGCACGCCCCGCGGTAAGGCTTCTCACTATTGATCTAGGCCCCCTTCCTTGGGTCGATGGTGGGAGCGGGGGCCTTTGCGCCCCCGCACTTGCGTGGAGAGTACGATGGCAAAGTCACCTGCTTGGACCCGCAAGGAGGGTAAGAGCCCCTCCGGGGGCCTGAATGAGAAGGGCCGCGCCTCTTTGCGCGCCGCGGGCCAAGACATTAAGCGCCCCCAGCCCGAGGGGGGTTCGCGAAAGAAGTCGTTCTGTGCTAGGATGACAGGCATGAAGCGAAAGCTGACCGGCTCTGCGAAGGCCGCGGATCCTGACAGCCGCATCAACAAAGCGCTGAGAAAGTGGGACTGCTGACATGGCGCAGAAACCTTTTTGGGAGAAAGACGCTCCCTCGGACGCCAAGGACAAAAACATGAGCCGCCAGCAGGTGAAGTCTGCGAAGGCGCGGGCTCGGTCCGCCGGCCGCCCTTACCCAAATCTCGTGGATAACGTGACGGCCATGCGCGCGTCCAAGAAAGGCAAGTGAGATGCAGGCGAAGACAGTTAGCGTCGGCCCCGTTACGGCCGCAGTGACCAATCAGGTGGCTCTGTCTCAGACGCCGAACGCTGGCCAGTTGGTGATCAACGGGGCGGGGTCCACGTCCAGCGCCAACAACATTGCAGGGTCGCAGGATCCGGGCGGCGCGAGCAACCTCACGCTCACGGCGAGCGTCGTCTCGTTCCCGCCCAGCTATGTCTACGTGACGAGCACCAACAACGACACGGGCATCAATTTCACGGTCACGGGCTTCGATGTGAAGGGCAGGCCCCTGACTGAGGTGATCCCGGGCGCGAACGCGAAGGCCGCGGTGAGCGTCAATCGCTTCACGTCCGTGTCCAACGTCGCGGTGAGCGGCAACTCCGGCCCCGTGACGGTCGGCTCCTTCGAGGACGCGACGTTCACCGGATCCACCGCCCGGCAGGTGACGATCACGTCGGCCGCCGACGACAGCGGCAAGACGTTTGTCGTCAGCGGCTTTGGGGTCAACGGCGAGGTGATCTCGGAGACGATCACGGGGCCCAATACGACGACAGTCACGACGGTCTCGTACTTCAGCTCGGTGACGAGCGTCACGATCTCGGCCAATGCTGCGGGCGCGATCACTGTCGGCATGACGGCGACGGCGACGTCCCCGTGGGTGCGCTTCGACGACTTCGCTCCCTCGAACATCTCGATCCAGTGCAATGCGATCGGCTCCGTCACCTACTCGGTGCAGAGCACGCTCGACGACCCGAACGACCCGTTCACGCCGGCCTCGACGTCGGCGATGAGCTGGGTGGACACGTCGGACACGCTCGCGGTCACCGCAACGACGACGGTGCAGTCGAACTTCCTGTTTGCTCCGCGCTACGCTCGCGTGGTCGTGACGAATGTCAGCACGGGCTCGGTGACTGCGACCTTCCTCCAAAGCTCGAACGGGCCGAAGTAAATGGGCGGCCTTTCGTCTCCATCTGGTCTCACGCAGACCTCTGGTCTGGCCGTCAGCAGCAGCTCTGGGCCCCCGGGGCCTCCGGGAGGCGAAGGCATTTTGCTCGAGAACACCACCGATTTTTTGATGCTGGAGGACGGCCTGTCCTTCCTCTTGCAGGAGTAACTTGAATGGCTAACACAGCGATCTCCGGCCTCACCGCCTCGGCTGCTGATCTTGCGGCGACAGACATCCTCCCAGTCGTCCAGACCACCGGCATCGGGCCGGTCAAGATGACGGGCCAGCAGCTTGCTGGCGGCTTGCTGGGCTCCACGACGCTCTCGGGCGCTACGGTCACTGCCAACGCGCCGGTCTTGAACTTGGAGCAGACGTGGAACAATAGCGGCGTCACGTTCACGGGGTTGAAATTTAACGCGACCGACACCGCGAGCAATGCGAACTCCCTGCTGATGGATTTGCAGACGACCGTTAGCGGGACGACGACGAGTAGGTTTAAGGTTTTAAAAGGAGGAGCTGTCGTCTCGGCAGGAAGCATTACTTCGCTGTCATCATCTGGCGACGCTGTTTTGCAAGTGGCTAACAGCCCTACTTATGGCTACCATATGGCGAGCGGTTACGCTGTGTCGTGGGGGAGTAGTGTTTTTCTAAACGGCTCGATTGACCTCACCCTCCGCCGCCGTGACGCCGCCAATTTAGCCCTCGGCGCAGTGGACTCCGGCACGCCTGTAGCGCAGACCCTGAGCGTTCAGGGCGGCTCCGGCACGAACATCGCAGGCGCGAACTTCACCATCGCAGGCTCGCAGTCCACCGGATCGGGCAAGGGTGGGTCGATCATACTTAGTCAATCTGCGTCGGGGTCGTCAGGAATTAATCAAAATGCGTTGGTTAATGCCTATGTATTTGAGTCTCTCGCCAGCGGTCAGACCAATGGAATTCTATTTAGGTGGAACAGTGCCACGGAAGTAGAACTTTTGCGTACTGACAGCGCCGCAACGAGCAACATGTTACGCTTAATAACAAACGGCGGTGGCATTACTGCTCCTAGAAATTTCAGAACTGCTCGTGTTGGGTTTGGCGCGTCAGTTCAAGCTAGTGTTGCCTTTGTAGAAGATTTGGCGCTTGAGCGCGACGCCGCCAACACCCTCGCGCTGCGCAACGGCGCGGCTGCGCAGACGTTCCGGGTTTACAATACGTGGGCAAACGCTGGCGCTGATTATGAGCGACTTAGCTTTATCTGGAGCAGCAACCTTGCAATAATCAGAACAGAAAGTGCCGGAACGGGCGTTGCGCGCGAGTTGGTTTTTGGAACTGGCGGCGGCGCGCAGTGGTTTATCAACACATCCGGCCACTTTGGAACTTACGGTTCTAATAACGTCTACGACATCGGCGCGTCCGGCGGGAACAGGCCGCGCAATGTGTACGTTGGGACCAGTGTTTTTACAGGAACAGGCGGTATAAATTTTGATATAAACAGCAGGCTTCGTAGCCCGGCTGATGGGCAAATCACTTTGTTTAATGCTGCTCTAAATGATTTTGGCAGACTTAATTTCGGCGGCACCACCTCTAGCTTCCCCGCCCTGAAGCGCAGCACCACGACGCTGCAAGCCCGCCTTGCCGACGACAGCGACTTCGGCTCCATCCAAGGCAAGCTGACGACCGAGACCGCCTACACGGCTGGCGCACCGACAGCGACCGGCTACATTGTTCTGTACGACAGCACCGGCACTGCTTACAAAGTTCCGGCTGAAGCACTCTAAGGGGAGAACCATGGAACCTACGATCACGTTGACGCTCAATTCCGCAGAAGTGCAGGCGCTCGGCGCGCTGCTGGATGCAGCCGTTAAGGCGTCCGGCATTCAGGGCGCAAAGGCGGCTGTGCCGCTGTTTGAGAAGCTCGAACAAGCCGTCGCTGAGGCGAACAAGACAACCCCGGCTCCCGTGGCCGACATTCAGGAGGCCGCATAAATGGCTAAAGTTCACTATGGGGTCATCAGCCCTGACCTGACGCTCGATGTCGAGATGGAGCTGTCCGATGCCGACAGTGCCCGCGTTGTCGAGTATCTCATCGCCGCAACGCCCTACGGCACGGTCACCGAGAACGTTCAGAAGGAAGTCCCGAACCCGGCCTACAGCCCGGATCAGGAAGACCCGAACGACCCGCCTCCGACGATCCTCGTGCAAGAGTGGGTGTCTCGTCCCGCTACGCCGGAGGAGGCCCTCACGGCCTACGCGGAGGCTGTCATGAACGACATCCTCAATCAGGCATTCCAGTGGGATCAGACCAAGGCGGCGCAGCAAGCTGCGGCTGGCGTGCCTCCCATCACGCCGATCAAGCCGCCTACGCCTGTTCCGGGTCAAGGATAAGTCAGTATGGGCCTCTCGCTCGGAAATGGTTTGGCCTTCTTGGGGTTTGGGAGCTCCCGGCCCATTACCGACTGGTTCCTCGCCACTGGCGTCTGGGATCCGAGCGGCATTTGGATTGATAGCATTGCCTACCCGACTTCCCCGTTCTTCTTAGACACGGGCGTTTGGAACCCCAGCGGCTTCTGGATTGATGACGAGGTTTACCCGTGACCAACATTACCACTCCCTTCGCTGGCACTGATACGACGGCGCAGACGCAGACCAAACTGTCGTCCATTGCGAATTACTGGGCGGGCTCCAGCACGGCGCTGTCCGGCGCGGGGAGCTGGGGCGCTGTTCGCGCGATCCTCAACAACTACGCCAACGCCGCGAACCAGATCAACAACTACGAGCTGGCGTCGTCGTTCATTGACAAGCTGAACTGGCTGAACGACAGCGACAACATGTTCTCCGACCTGTTCGCGTTGGGCGAGGACGGGTTCTGGTACGACCCTGCTGATGCGGCGACGGTGTTTACGGACACCACGGGTTCGACCGCTGCTGTTCCGGGTAATGCGCTTGCGCTGATCTTGGACAAGCATGATGACTTGGCGCTTGGTCCTGAGCTTGTGACGAATGGCACGTTTGATAGCGGGACGACTGGTTGGAGTAGCGCAAGATCGAATTCAACCTTGTCTGTTGTTAGCGGGTCTTTGCAAGCAGAGGCTACTACCGCCTCCGCTTACGGGCCTGTAGCATCGCTGGGTGTGTTAAGTGTTGGCGTCTATAAATTATCTTTTGATTATACTATTGGATCTGGAAATTCTGATAGTTTCTTTAGGATTGCGGACGATAGCACTCTGCAAACCTCCGGAGGATTTATAGCGCCGGTTAACACAAACCTCGGAGCAGGCCCAAATAGTGGGGCCTTTGAAATAATATTTACGGTAACATCGGAAAAACAATACTATATCGGTTTAATTGCTGCCGCAACTTCCGCTGGGAATATCATTTCTCTAGACAACGTCTCCGTCAAGGAGCTTTCCAGCTACCCCGCCACCCAAGCCACGCTCGCCGCGCGTCCTATTCTCCGCCGCGTGCCGGAGGGCGGCGTGCGGAACTTGCTGCTGTATACGGAGCAGTTTGATAATGCGGTGTGGGTTAAGAGTAGCAGTGCTGTATCTGCAAATGCAGTTATAGCTCCAGATGGTTTATTAACGGCTGACAAGCTGGAAACAAATGGCGTTCTCACCACTCACAGGATTAGTTATGTATTATCCTTGTCGTTAGCCACATACACATTTACGCTTTACGCGCAGGCCGACGAATATGAAATTATGCTTGGTGTTTTGAAAACATCCCCAACGGCTTTTGCAACATACGGATTTAGTCTTACCGGCTCTGGTTCTGTTGCGTGGACTAACAACAACCTAGGCGGTCGTATCTCTAGCCCAACAGCAACCATCGAAGATGTTGGTGGTGGGTGGTATCGTTGCAGATTGACTTTTACTTCTTTAGACGCTGGGGGCTCCCTTATTATAGATTTGCAAAATGGCACAACCAACAACTTTGCAGGGACAGCAGGTGACGGATGCTACATCTGGGGAGCGCAGCTAGAGGTCGGCTCAACCGCCACCGCCTACCAGAAGGTTACCAACGCCAACGACGTGACCGAGGCTGGCAAGCTGTCGTTCTACAGCGCGCTGATGGATCGGATTGACGACCGTTGGTCCGTTACGCTCCCGACGATCAGCGGGACGATGGTGCTCTCGACGCCAGAGGGCACGGCTGCGTATGGCTATAGCAAGTCCTCCGGCTCGCTGGAGATTGGCGGGCACACCAACGGGCTGTACTTCCCCGGCACTGCGCTTGTGGGCCAGATCGTGCGCGATGGCGCGATGACCAACGACGAGATCAATCGCACCGTGCAGTTCTGGAAAGCCAAGGGCGGCGGGGACGACTACGGGACGGTGACGAACTTCAGCAATTATTGGAATAGCTGGACGGAGATTACGAGCTTCCCTGATGACATAGACACAAGCGCGGGGACGAATTTCACAGGCACATGGTTGAACTGCACCGGCCTCACCAGCTTTCCGCTGATCGACACAAGCGCGGGGACGAATTTCACAACCACATGGTATACCTGCTCCGGCCTCACCAGCTTCCCGGCGCTTGACACAAGCTCGGGGACGAACTTCACACGCACGTGGCAGGGCTGCTCCAGTCTCACCAGTTTCCCTGTTCTCGATACGAGTGCAGGAACAACCTTTTTTTTCGCGTGGCAGGGCTGCTCCAGTCTCACCAGTTTCCCGTTTATTGACACAGGCGCTGGGGCGACCTTCCAAAGCGCATGGCAGGGCTGCACCGGCCTCACCAGCTTCTCGGCGCTTGACACAGGCTCGGGGACAAATTTTGTTAATTCTTGGAATGGCTGCGTTGGCCTCACCAGCTTCCCGCTTATCGACACGAGCGCGGGGACTAACTTCGGAACTACATGGTATAACTGCACCGGCCTCACTAGCTTTCCGGCGCTTGACATGAGCGCAGGGACGAGCTTCTCAGGCGCATGGCAGAACTGCACCAACCTTGCCAGCTTCCCTGTTGTTGATGTAAGCGCAGGGCAAATTTTCAACAACACATGGAATAATTGCTCTAGCCTCACCAGCTTCCCTGCGCTTGACATAAGCTCGGGAACGAGCTTCCAAGCCACTTGGTTTAATTGCACCAGCCTCACTACGTTCCCCGCGAACATGTTCGACACATGCTTAGGGACAGACTTCACCAACGCTTTTACAAACACCAATCTCAGCCAAACCAGCATCGACAACATTTTGGTGAGCCTTGCAACGTCTGGTCAGTCTACTGGCACGCGGGTGTTCAATCAGTCCGGCGGCAGCGCGCCTTCCGCCACTGGCGAGGCTGCAATCGACACGCTGCGCGGTCTCGGTTGGACTGTCACTGTAACGGGAGGCTACTAACATGCGGATCACAGCAGCCTGCCCAGAGGCGATGATGTATGAGGCGAACAACCTCGCTATGTGCCTCGGCCAGTCCGCAGCGGACGGGCTGACGTTCGTCAACATCGCGTGGCAGGACGACGACGGGAACCTCTACTCCTGCGCGTCGTTCGAGGCCAGCGAGGCTTGGATTGAGACCGCGCAGTCGCCGCTTGTGCGGCCCGAGTGGGACGTGGACGACATCATCGACATGGACGCGGCCAACGCGGCTCAGGCGGCCCTGATCTTCTGGACGCCAACCGAAGACGAGCCTGTCGCGCCGCTTGCGACGCCGGATCACCTGACGGCGATCACCGGGAACGACCCGCAGGCGTCGCTTGTTGCGATGGGGCTGAAGGCGAAGGAGGAGACGCCTCCCGAGCCAGAGCCAGAGCCCGTCGACCCATTTGACGACGAGGCACCCTGATGGCGACGAGCAACACGTACTCCTACAACCCGTCGCTTGGCGAGATTGTCCTCTACGCGTACAATCTCATCGGCATTCGCCCGACTTCGCTTCTTCAGGAGCACTTCGAGGCCGCGCGCATGGCGTCGAACATGCTCTGCGCGAGCTTCTCAAATCAGGGCGTGAACCTCTGGGCGGTGGATCTGGTCACCGTCCCGCTCGTCAATGACCAGTCGACCTACCCGGTCGACGCCAACACCGTCATGATCCTCGACGCCTACATCCAGAGCAACGTGACCGGCGAGGACATCGACCGGATCATCATGCCCGTGAGCCGCACGGAGTACGCGTCCTACCCCAACAAGGACCGCCGGGGCTTCCCCACGGTCTACTGGTTCGATCGCCTCATCTCCCCCACCGTGACCCTGTGGCCCGTGCCCTTCGCGACGTCGGGCAACCAGACGCTGAAATATTACCGGGTGCGCCGCATACAGGACGCGAACCTGCAGAACGGCGAGCAGGTCGAAGTGCCCTACCTCTGGCTCGACGCGTTCGCCACGAACCTCGCGTCCCGCCTCGCGCTCATCTGGTCGCCGGACAAGGTCGCCATGCTGAAGCCGCTGGCCGACGAGGCGTACAAGATCGCCGCGTCTCAGAACGTGGAGAACGCGCAGCAGTACATTTCCCCGATGCTCTCGGGCTACTGGAGGCCCTGATCAGACATTTATTTGAAACGGAGCATTGAATAAAAACCTGAAACTTTTAGTCTCTGACAAGAACGTAACGCCAAGGACGCAGTGTAATGGGCTACGCCAGTCGACAAGGCCGCGCCAGAATAAGCTCCCGCAATCCACAGGCTGCGGGGCAATGTGATCGCTGTGGTTTTTTGTACAATCACATTAATTTGAGATGGCAGCACGACTGGGCCGGCGGGTCTCTGATCAACCGCCGAATTTTAGTGTGCTACAGATGCAATGATGTGCCTCAACAACAACTTCGCGCGATTGTCATACCCGCGGATCCTGTGCCGATCTTAAATCCCCGTGTTCCAGACTACGTGCAGTCGGCGAGCAATACACGGGTGACGTCGGGACTAGACAGTGTCGATCCTACGACTGGAATTTCAATTCCGGGCGGAGACGTTCGCACTACCGAAGACGACGGCGTTCGCGTGACGCAGCAGACCGGAGTTCCTTCGGGCAGCTTCAATGAAACTCCGGGCACTGACCCAAATGCCCCGGGTTTGATTGGCGTGCCGCCCGATAACGTCGACGTTCCTAACACAGGACCGCTTTGATGGCTTTTCAACAGATCCCGAACCTCCCTGTCGCCATCGCCCTCAACGGCACCGAACAGCTTGAGGCTGTTCAGGCCGGCACGTCTGTGCGCACGACTACCGAAGACGTTGGAAACGCCGCCTCGAACTGGGCCGCGAAGGGCGCAAATTCCGACATCACCTCGATGTCCGGCGTGACTGGCGACATCGCAACGCCAAACTCAATCAAGTTCGACACTGCCGCCGGGATCACGCCCGTCGAGGGGCAGGTCGCGTGGGACGCGGTGGACGACACCCTCTTCGTCGGCATGAACGGCGGGGGCGTAAGCCAGAAGGTCGGCTTCCAGACGTTCTACCGCGTCAAGGCCTCCGGGGCCATCACCAAGGGCCAAGTCGTCATGGCCGTCGGGTCAGTCGGCAACTCGGGCGTCATTCTCGCGTCTGCCGCGGCGGGCTTGGGCGTGAACGATGGGCAGTACATTATGGGCGTCGCCGCCCAGACGCTTTCAAACAATCAATTCGGATATGTGACGGCCTTCGGCCTCGTCGAGGGTATCCAGACCAACGGCGCAAATTACGGCGAGACGTGGGTCGACGGCACAATCCTCTGGTATGACCCGACCGCCACCGGCGCACTCTCCGACACCGCGCCGACCGCCCCGAACCCGAAAGTTCTGATGGCGATCGTCATCAACGCCAATCCCTCGAACGGCTCCATCTTCGTTCGCGTCAGCGCCGGATCCGTGCTTGGCGGCACGGACGGCAACGTCAGTCTCGCCGCTCCGATAAACGGCGAAGTGATCACCTACAACGCGTCGACGCAGGTCTGGACGGACTCCGGCGTTCGCATGTTCTCGGGCGCGGGGTCGCCCGAGGGCGTTCTCACTGCGCCCGTTGGGGCTCTCTACACTCGCTCCGACGGCGGGGCGAACACCACGCTGTACGTGAAGGAAAGCGGCGTCGGGAACACGGGCTGGGTTGCGAAGTAAGGAATGCCGGAATGGATTTGCAGACGATCATCAATGGGCTTCTCGCCATCATAATCGCCGGCATTGGGTGGGCCGCGAGAGAGCTCTGGGGCGCGGTGAAGCGCCTGCGGGACGACCTGCAGAGAATTGAGATCAGTCTGCCGACAAATTACGTCCGGAAGGATGAGTTCGCGGACGGCATAAAGGAGATCAAGGACATGCTTGGCAAGATTTTTGACCGCCTCGACAACAAGGCCGACAAGTAATGGCCGACGACAAAGTCACCATCTGGGGCGGCGGCCTGAAGTTTGGCAGGAAACCTGCCGACGGCGAGCTCTTGGTGGGCGACGGCGCGTCTTTTGAGATGACTACCCTGACGGCCGGATCCGGCGTCACAATTTTGAACACGCCCGGCGCAATCCAAATATCCGCGACGGGCAGCGGCGGCACGGTGACTGATGTCACGGCCACGTCTCCGCTGGCCTCCTCTGGCGGCGCGACGCCCGACATCTCCCTGACCGGCGCAGTCGCCGTCGCCAATGGGGGCACTGGCGCGTCCACGCTCACCGCCGAAAACGTCATTCTTGGTGACGGCACGAACCCCGTGAAATTCGTTGCTCCGGGCGCGTCGGGCAATGTCCTGACATCCAACGGCACGACGTGGGCGAGCGCCGCGCCGCCTGTCCAGTGGGAATTTCTCTACAAGACGGCCGATCAGTCCGTCACCTCGAACAACACGACCTACGTGGACATAACCGACTTACAGTTCACCATGGCCGCGAACGAGAATTATCTCATCAGGGGCTGCCTGATCATCAATCATTCCAGCGGCGGCTTTGAGTTTTCCTTTGATGGGCCGGCGTCTCCGACCCAGATTAACGGCACGGCGTACACGTCGAACTTGGCCGGCTTCACGTCTCTGACCGGCGCTTACGGCAGCCTTGTCGCCGAGGCCACGGTGACAGCGGCCCAGACGTGGATGTTCAACTTCAACTTTTTTATCAAGAATGGCTCAAACACCACTCCTGACTTCACTCTCCAATTTCGGCAGAATGCTTCGTCTGCCCTTGCGACAACTGTTCGCGAGGGCTCTTGGCTGGAATGGAAACAAGTCTGAGGGTTCTCACGAGAAGGAGCAGCAGATGATGGACGCAAGAAGTGAACGCAATCTCAAGGGCGTTCACCCGCACCTCGTGAAGGTCGTGCGGCGGGCGGCAAAGAAGTCGAGCTTCATCGTGACTGAGGGGCTGCGCACGCTTGCTCGCCAGAAGCAGCTCAAGGCCGCCGGCGCGTCTCGCACTCTCAACAGCCGCCACATCACCGGGCACGCGATCGACGTCGCCGCGCTCGTCAACGGCAAGGTGCGTTGGGATTGGCCCCTGTATCACGCCATCGCTAAGGAAATGAAGCAGGCGGCCGCTGATCTGGGCGTGCCGATCGTCTGGGGCGGCGATTGGCGCAGCTTCAAGGACGGCCCGCACTTTGAGCTGGACAGGAGGAAGTACCCATGAAACTGTTTCTGATCTCACTGCTTCCGCTGGCGCTTGCAGGCTGCGGCGTCCTCCGCGATCTTCCGAAGTACTGGTAAGGAGAAAGACTATGGACAAAGACCTTTTTGAACGCCTCTTCCGCACGGCTTTGCAGGTTATCGGCGCGGTCATCGCCACGAGCTACGTAGGCGAGGAGAACTGGGCGGCGATCTCCGGCGCTTTGCTGACGCTGGGCACGACCGGCTGGACGATCTACGCGGCGAAGAAGCTCCCCGCCAATGGCTGAGCTTATCGCAATCGGAGGCTTCGTCGCCGCCATCGCGGGCCTCTTCTGGGGGCTCATGTGGACAGTCGACCGTAAGGCCAAAACCGAACTGGAGCTGGAGCGACATGCCTACGAACTTGATCGGCTTCGCGCTGTTATCGAGGCTGACGCTCGTGGTCGCGAGCGGATTGCTCGTGGCGAGTTGCTCCAAAACGACGGGCACCGTCGAGACTAGCTGTCTCGTGTGGCGTCCTATCTCATGGTCTGCGAAGGACACTCCGCAGACCATTGAGGAAGTCAAACTGAACAATATTCGTCGGGGAGCATGGTGCAAAGCTCCCTGACGGTGTAAACTGTTCGAAATTTTCGAGGCTGTCCATGACTACAGGTCTGTCGAAGAATTCAAAACTCAAGACATGTTCTTTGTGCTTAAAAGCCAAAGAAGAGGTTGAGTTTAATGTTTTGAGGGCAGCAAAAGACGGTCGCGCATATTATTGTCGTGAGTGTAGTAAACTTAAGATGACCAAATGGCGGTCTAAAAACCGAACTAAAGACCGTGAGATTAAACTTAAATGGGCTGAAAAAAATCGAGATAAGATTAAAGAAAAATCGAAAAAATACTACGAGGCGAACAAAGAAGCCCACATTGAGCGATGCGCCGACTGGGCGCGCCGGAACCCTACGCTTCGCGCGTGTCACTTCGCCCGCCGCCGCGCTTCAAAAAGAAACGCTACACCTCCTTGGCTTTCCGCGATTGAAATTGCGAAAATTCAAGAAATGTATGATGTTTCTGCTGCCCTGTCTGTTCAAACAGGAATACCCCATCACGTCGACCATATTCATCCTCTTCAGGGAAGAGGATTTAACGGACTTCACGTTCCGTGGAATTTGCAAATCATTGTTGCCGAAGAAAATCAAAAGAAACTCAACAAAATTCCAGAAGAAGAAACCCATTTACTGTGGGGTAGGATTATATGACCACAGCCTTGTCATATGACGGATCTGTTCCGGGGACAATTAGCTACATCGATCAGATTGCTACGATGGCGGTTGTTGAGCCGACTGATCCAAATTTTTTAACCGTTCTCCCGGCCATGATCGTGTACGCAGAGAACAGGATATACCGCGACCTCGACTTTTTGAACACTTCGACGTCCGTCACGGGCTACTCGTTGAGCGCCGGGCTGCGCACTCTTACAATTCCCGAGGGCACAATCGTCGTCTCGGAGCAGATGAACATCCTCACGCCGGCCGGGCAGACAGATCCGAACGACGGCTCCGTCACGCGCAACGCGTGCCTGCCGGCGACGAAAGAGTTTCTCGACGCTGTCTGGGGCTCAAACCTGAACGCGAACCGCGGAATGCCGCGCTACTTCGCCCCCTTCAACGACAACGTCTTCCTCTTTGGCCCCGTGCCAGATCAGGCCTACGGCGTTGAAATCGTTGGGACATATAGGCCTGCGAGCCTGTCTGGCACCAACACTTCTACGTTCATCAGCAAGTTCCTGCCCGACCTCCTCATCATGGCGAGCATGATCTACGTGTCGGCGTACCAGCGCAACTTCGGGCGAGCGAACGACGATCCGCAGATGGCTGTCACTTACGAGAGCCAGTACAATGCCCTCCTGAAGGGTGCGCTGATTGAAGAGGCTCGCAAGAAATTTGAGTCCTCTGGTTGGGCCTCGCAGAGCCCGACGCCCGCCGCAACGCCGTCGCGGGGGTAAGGCATGCCCCACAGCTCCCTGAAACTCGTCCCGGGCGTCGACCAGAACAAAACTCTGGCGCTCAACGAGGCCGCGATCTCAAGCACGAGCCTCGTCCGGTTCATTCCGGACCGGAACGGGATTGGCCTCGTCCAGAAGCTCGGGGGTTGGACAAAATTTTTCCCAAACCAGATTGGCTCGACCGTTCGCGCCCTGTGGGCGTGGGAGGACATCAACAGCACTTCGTGGCTGGGCGTCGGGGCCACCCAGTCTCTCTCGGTTATAGCCGACGGGGGCCAGAGGATTATCACCCCGGAGGTGACCGTCGAGGCCTCGGTCCCGGTTTCCTTCACGACAACTGTCGGCAGCTCCACAGTCATCATTGACGACACGGGCAGCGCGCTTGACGCTTTCGACGTCGTCGACATTAAGACGCAGGTGAGCGTCGGGGGCTTGGTCCTTTTCGGCCTTTATCGCGTCACGCCAATCACAGTCGACCAATATTCCATCCAAGCCCGCGACCCGCTGGGGAACCTCGCCTACGCCACTGCAAACGTGAGCGCCGGCGGGGCCGTGCCCGAGTTCACTTTCACGTCCGGGTCCTCAGTCGTTGAGGTGGCCCTCGACGACCACGGACTTCAGGTCGGAGACACGTTCCCGATCCTTATGTCGACGACCGCCGGCACGGTCACTTTATCCGGAAATTATTTCGTTGTTTCGCTGGATAGCGGATCCCCCGCGGACATTTTCACCATTCAGGCGGCGTCGTCGGCTTCCGAGGCCGCGGTCACGGGCGCGTCGGGCACCGGCGTCACGGCGACCCTGACGCTCCCGACCAATTACGTGATCCCAGTGGGCAGCACGATCGTCGTCGCGGGAGTGTCGCCTGCAGGCTACAATGGCACGCACACAGTCACTGCGTCCTCCGCCGGTAGCGTCTCGTTCGCCAGCGCCGAGACGGGGGCGTTTGTCTCCGGCGGCACTGTCTTCGTCAGCGTGGCGTCTGAGAACGGCGGAAACGCCTCGTTCGTCTACTACAACGGCGTCGGCCCCCTGATCGCCAATTCCGGCTACGGCGTCGGCGGATACGGTTCGGGCGGCTACGGATCCGGCGTCCCGCCGACGTCTGGCAGTGGGACGCCCATAACGAACATCACCGACTGGTCCCTCGACAATTGGGGCGAGACTTTCATTTCTAGTCCATTGAATGGACCAATTTACGAGTGGAACCCGTCGGCCAACAGCCCGACCGCGACGATTATTCCCGAAGCGCCGCAGGTCAACGAGGGCTGCTTCGTCGCCATGCCGCAGCGCCAGATCATCGCCTACGGCAGCACGTTCAATGGCGTGAAGGATCCGCTGCTCGTGCGCTGGTGCGACGTGGCGAACTACAATTCTTGGATCGGCCTCGTCACCAATCAGGCGGGCTCGTACCGCATCCCCAAGGGCTCGAAGATCGTCCAAGGCATTCAGGGCCCCCAGCAGGCCCTCCTGTGGACGGACATCGCCGTCTGGGCCATGCAATACGTCGGGCCGCCCTACGTCTACCAGTTCAACGAGATCGGCACGGGCTGCGGCCTGATCGGCCGCAAGGCCGCGGCCTCGGTGAATGGCGTGGTCTACTGGATGGGCCAGAGCCAGTTCTTCCGACTGGCCGGCAGCGGCGTCGAGCCGATACGCTGCCCGGTCTGGGACGTCATCTTTCAGGACCTCGACACGACCAATCTCGACAAGATCCGCGTCGCGCCGAACTCGCGTTTTGGCGAGATCTCATGGTTCTACCCGACCAGCAGCAACGGCGGCGAAGTCAGCCACTACGTAAAGTACAACTTCATCCTCGACCAGTGGGACTTTGGCGCTCTGGCGCGCACGGCGTGGATCAATGAGAGCGTGCTCGGGCCGCCGATCGGCGCTGCGCCCAACCAATTTATCTACCAGCACGAGACGTCTCCCGACGCAGACGGTCAGGCGATGCTCTCGAGTTTCCAAACTGGTTACTTTGTCCTGACCGAGGCGAACGTGAAAATGTTCGTCGATCAAATTTGGCCCGACATGAAGTGGGGCTACTATGGCGGCTCGCAGAACGCTCAGGTCAAGCTGACATTCTACGTCACCGACTACCCGGGCCAGACGCCTCTCGTCTATGGTCCCTATACAATGACGCAGGCGACGACGTTCATCACGCCGCGCTTCCGCGGCCGCCTCGTCTCCATCAAGATGAAAAGCGAAGACATCGGCTCGTTCTGGCGCATCGGCAACATGCGCTACCGATACCAAGAAGACGGGAAGTTCTGATGGCGTCTCTCGACGACATTCTCACTACGCAGAAGAACGGCGTTGTCGCTCTCAACAACGTCTTTCAGGCGTTGAGCGTTCTGAACCCGACGGCCACGTCGGCCACTGTCACGTCCTCCGCCCTCATCGTCTCCGGCAGGGGGCGCTTGATCAGCTTCTCAGTCGTCGTGGCCGGGTCCGCTTCGGGCACAATCCACAACGCGAACTCGCCGACCGGCAACACGGCGGCGAACGCTCTCGTCGCGACGCCAAACACCATCGGCGTCTACGAGGCGAATGTCGTGTTCTCCGACGGGCTCTTGATCGTCCCGGGCACTGGCCAGTCGATCAATGTAACCTACTCGCAGGGGTAAGCCATGCCTCTCCATCACGGCAAAAGCAAAGAGACCGTCTCCCGCAACATCAGCGAGATGGTCCACGCCGGCCACCCCCAAAAGCAGGCCATCGCCGCCGCGCTGAGGACGGCGCGCGAGACGCGCGCGGCCGGGGGCCTCGGCCCCGCCAAGCCTGCAGCGCCCAAGGCCGCCAGCAAGGTCCACGTCGGGCCCATCCACAGCCCCGTCGCCGGCCGCACGGACCACTTGCCGATGCACGTACCGTCAGGGGCCTACGTCATCCCGGCCGACATCGTATCCTCGCTTGGCGAGGGCAACACGATGGCTGGGTTCCGGGCCGTGAAAACAATGTTCGCCAATGCGCCGGCTGGCGCGTTTGCTGAGGGCGGCGCAGTGGGCGAGCCGGTCGCGATCGTGGCGGCGGGCGGCGAGTATGTGTTGACGCCGGATGAGGTGATGTGGGCGGGCAACGGCGACATGGACGCTGGGCACCGGGCGCTGGACGAGTGGATCAAGAGCACCCGGGCCGAGACCATCCAGACGCTGAAGAAGCTGCCGGGGCCGAAGAAAGATTGATCTAGAAGGGGAAAGACATGAGCGAAGAACTGAAGGTTTGGGTCGGAAACCCGGAGGACGTGGACGACATCATGGAATTGGCCATGTCCGCGTGCGAGGAGAACGGCTTCGTCGAGCCAAACCCTATGAAGCTTCTGGCCGAAATCTGGCCGGCCCTAAACAAAGACCGCGGCATCATTGGCCTCGTCGGAGTGCCCGGGGAGAAACCTCAGGGGGCTATTCTTTTGAGAATTGGAAACATCTGGTATAGTGATGAGGAAATACTTGAGGAACGTGCTGTTTTCATTCACCCCAGTTACAGAGCCGCCAAGGGGGGCCGCGCCCGGAAACTGTGTGAATTTGGTAAAAAGGTTTCCGATGAACTGGGCATTCCGCTGACGATCGGCGTCCTGTCCAACCATCGAACAGAGGGCAAAATTCGCATGTACGAGCGAATTTTTGGAAAGCCTTCGGGAGCTTACTTCCTCTACGGCGTTCGCACCGGAGAGTGGCGAGCGGCGGCAGAATGATGCTGAGGAGCTGAGATGAGCGGCGGAAAGACCCAAACATCCACACAGAAGGTCACGATCCCCCCGGAGGTCATGGCGCGCTACAACGCCGTGAACGCTCGAGCGGAGCAGGTAGCTGATCAGCCGTTCCAAGCCTACAGCTACAACCCGAACGCCTTCGTCGCTCCCCTCACTCCAACACAAATTTCCGGCATCCAGAACGTCAATCAGACGGCCGGAATGGCGCAGCCCTATTTCAACGCCGCCTCCGCCATGACGCTCGGCGGGGCGCAGGGCGTCGGCCCCCTCACGCAGGGGCAGATTGGCTACTACCAGAGCCCGTTCACGCAGGCCGTGGTCGGCTCCACGCTGGCCGGGCTCCAGCAACAGCAGGGCCAGCAGCTCTCTCAGCAGCAGGCGGAGGCCATCAAGGCCAAGGCCTTCGGCGGCGACCGCGCCGGCATCCAGCGCGCCCAGCTTATGGGCCAGCAGAACCTCGCGACGGTGCAGGCCATCGCGCCACTGTACCAGCAGGGCTACCAGCAGGCGGTGCAGACGGCCGCCGGGCAGCAGGGCGTCTTGGCGCAGGATCTCCAGCGCCAGCTCGCGGCTGGCCAGCAGCTCGGCGGGCTCGGTGCGAGCGCGCAGCAGGCGGCGCTTGCCGGCGCGCAGGCGCAGCTCGGCGCTGGCACCGCGGAGCAGCAGACGCAGCAGGCGGGCCTGCAGGCCCTCTACAACCAGTTCCTGCAAGAGCGCGGGTATCCCTTCCAAGTGGCGCAGTTCCTCGCGAACATCGCCATGGGGACGGGCGCGTTGTCGGGCTCGACGACAACGACAACGCAGCCTGCCCCCTTCTTCTCGGACGAGGACAACAAGCGCAACATCCGCCAACTGGGCAAGGATTTGAACACCGGCCTCAACGTCATCGCCTACGACGACGCGGACGACCTGCGCAATGCGCGCGAGACCGGCGAGCCCATGCCGCCCAAGCGCGTCTCCTACTCCGCTCAGGAGATCGAGGAGCGCGCTCCCGGCCTCGTGAGCGAGGTCGGCGGCAACAAGGTCGTCGGCATGGCCCGCGGCGGCCTCTCGCCCTTGCAGTCCATGGGCGGGTATGTTGACCGGCCCGGCGCGTACGCGTCGGGCGGCGCGATTGTCGCCCCCGAGGAGATGCGCGCCATCTTGGCCGCGATCGGAGCCCCCTTGGAGTTCTACGGCGGCAAGGGCCTGTACGGCGGATCCCCAAAGGGCGGCGTCGGCTCGGCGGGCTACGTGCCCGCGTCGCAGATGGCGACGCCGAAGCTCGTTACGGCCGGCGGCCTCCCCCGCCCCGCGGCGAGCGGCCTGTCGCAGGCCGCCGAGACCGGCTCCCAGATCGCTGAACTGGCCAAGATGGGCCGGTCGGCGCTTGTTGGCTCTGAAGGTGTGGGCGGCAAGAAGGGCAGCACCGGCCTGATCGGCAGCGAGGGCAGTCTTAATCAGAAGGGTTGGCTATCCTCAGGCCTTGGTGGTGGTCGGCCCGGCCCATCGAGGAGCGAGCCCCCTGCCCCGAAGGGGTCTGACAAGATCGCTGAGATGATGCCGCAGGCCGAGTGGGACCCCAATCGCCTCTACGGCTATCGTGGCGGCCTGATGCGCGCCGGCTATGACCTTGGCGGGTCTCTGCCCTATGGGACTGACGATCAGGGCGAAGACCCCCTGAAGGAAGTCGTGAAGGAGGGCTCCAGCCAAAAGTACCAGCTCGCAACGCCCGGCAAGCCCCCGTCTCCGACACCGGGCCTCGGCTCTGAACTGTTGGGCGCGGCCAATCTGGCGAAGGCGGGGTCCAATCTCTACAGCATGCTCCCCGCCGGCCTTACTGAGGGTCTCGGGGCGGCGGCGTCGGGCCTCGGCAGCAGCCTTGCCGGGGCGGGCTCCGCAGCGGCGAGCGGGCTCGCCGGGGCCGGATCGGCTTTGGCCGCCGGCGGCGCAGAGCTTCTGGCGTTCCTGCCCTTCATATTCTCCGACGAGCGCATGAAGGAGAACGCGGAGCCGGTGGGCAAACTGTACGACGGGCAGCAAATCTATCGCTACAACATGAAGGGCTCGCCCAAGACGCAGCTCGGCTTGATGGCGCAGGACGTCGAGCGCGACGGCCACGGCGACGCGGTGGCGGGTCTGGGCGGCCTGAAGATGGTCGACTACAAGCGCGCCACGGACGTGGCCGCGGGCCTTGCTGGGCGCAACCGTGCGTACCGCGGGGGCTATCAAGAGGGCGGCCTCGCCGAGGAGGATCTGCCGGCGCTTGGCGCAATTGAAGTCAAGCGAAGAGACCCCTCCGAGTTTGCGGAAACCATAAATTCTGCCGCGAAACAGTACGGTGTTGATCCACGCATTCTTCGGGCGCTTATCCAGCGCGAGAGCGGCTTCGACCCAGAGGCAGTTGGCACGGTCGGCGAGATTGGTTTGGGTCAGATCAAGCCGTCAACGGCGAGGGACCCGGGCTATGGGGTTCGGCCAGTGGCGGTTGAAGACCTTCGTAAGCCGGAAGTTAACATTCCGTTTGCGGCTGAATATTTGTCTAAGAAAGCACGCCATCTCGGGCACGACCCGAATAGCATGGAAGCCTTGATGGCTTACAACGCGGGGTCCAAGGCAAGAGAATATGCGCAAGCCGTAATGAATACTGCTGGCCTTGGTGGGGGTAGACTGCCCCCAAGAACTCCAACAACAAGCCCGGAAAGATCGACTGCCGGCGTTGCCGGTGCCCAACGTTTTGAAGGTGTACGCAGTCCTTCGCGGCAAGGTCTCTCAGCCAGACCGGGCGTGTTGTCCGAGACACCAGAGAATGCGCCCATAAGACAACTTTTTGGGCCTCTATTTGGCGGGATGTCGCCGGAAACACGGCAGGCATTAACGTCCGAGAACTTCTGGGTCCCGGCGCTGGCCGGCATCGGCTCGATGCTGGCGTCGCGCTCTCCGTTCCTCGGCAGCGCGATCGGCGAGGGCCTTGTCGGCGGCACGAGAGCATACACTGACCTGCAAAAGCAGCAGGCCGAAGTTGAAAGCAAGAAAGCTGGGATCGAAAACGTCGGCGCGCAGACCATTAAGACTGAGCAAGAAACTTTGCAGTCGAGCCTGCAGTCGCTTCCGAACGGCATGGCTATTGTGTGGACGGCGGATGGTAATCCGGTCCCGCTTGGCGACTACATGGATCTCAAGAAGAACAATCGCGCCCCGCCGCTGCTTGGTCGCGTGCCGCGAAATGCAGAACAGATACTTTTTGAGAAGTTTCCGGAGCTCAAGAAAACTCGGCTGCCCGAAGGAGCCGGCTCAGGCACATCATCTCAGTTGATTGAGCAACCCAAGACAAGAAAGGACACAATCGTTCCACCTGCTACTGACAAAATCGTTCCACCTGCTACTGACACAACCGTTCCACCTGCTACTGACACAACCGTTCCACCTGCTACTGACACAACCGTTCCACCTGCGCAGAAGCAGACGCCTGTCATGCCGAGCGGCATATATTTTGACGAGAAGTCTCAAGAGACCGCGAGAGAAGAGCGCAACACCATCCTGAATGGGGGCCCCGGGGCCCAGACGCTCCAAGCCGCGTCGAAGGATTATGTCGATAAAGTTACATCCGCCGGAACCGCTGCGAGAGACACTTCGCGTTTCTTGAGTGCGCTGGCTGAAAACCTCTCTAACGCGGCGCAGGGCAAGGGTCTTGACGTTGCGGGCTTTGGTTTCAACCCTAGAGCCGAAATTATCAATGCCCTTAACACGTTCTCGAGAGCCTTTGGTGGTCCAGAATTTGGAAACGCTGAGGGGATTAAACAAATCAACGAGAAAATTTCTGCTCTGCAAGCGGCGGCGGCGACAAAAAGCGTTGGGCAAGAAAGCTATGCTGCGCTTGAGTTGATGAAGAATGCGATCGCAAACCCCTCAATGAAGCCCCGCGTATTCGCAAAATTGTCGGGAGATCTCATGGCGCAGAACCAGCGCATGATTGACCGCTATAACCACTTTGAGGCCTATACGAAAGCTTCTACAGTTGGCGCTGGCAAGGCTCAAAGCGACTTCTCGCGCCTACACAACGACGCGAAATATGAGAAAGAAGCACAAGCAATCGCCAATCTTGTTTTGACTTCGCCCGGGCTGCTCAAAGATTTCCGTTCGGGCAAATACACGGCAGAGGAGATTGATGAAGCTTTCAAGAAGTCGAAATACAAGCTTGAAGGCATGAGCCGTTACTTCTTGGGAGGCCGCTGATGGCTAACGAAAACTCGTTGTCGTCTCACCCCTTCTTTTCAGATACGCAACAATCTGAAGAGCCTACCACCGGCGCGCGAGCAAGGGATCTGACTATTCCTCTGAACGAGAGCGCCAAAATTCCCCCCGTCCCAACAGGCACGGAAGTATTCAAAGACGTTTTTAAATCTATTGTTTCGGAAGGAGCGAAAGGCGCGGCCGGCGCGCTCGGCGGCGGCATTGGTTCCCTTGAAACATTTGCAGTTAAAGACCTTCCAGAAATGGCTCGGGGCGCGGCCCTCTCGGTTGGAGAGAAGTTAGACCTGCTCTCCCCTCAAGAACGTGACATCATGGGTGCTCAACCACTGCCATGGTTGCGGCAGGAAGAAGACCCAAACGCACCTAAATTCATGCGTGACCGGCAGGAGATGACGCGCCGCGGTTACCTCTCTCCGTTGTCAGGCAACCCAACCTATAAGGGCGTCACCGAGGTATTCAAGCCGCTTATGGAAAAGGCGGGAATGTCCGCACTTTCCTACAAGCCTCAAACGACGCCGGGAAAGGTAACGGGAGCTGCTGCAGAGTTCGCTGGGCAAAGCATTCTTGGCCCCCTCTCCACTACTGTTGGCCGCATGGCCACAGGGGCGGGAGCCGGTGCCGGTGCCGAAACGTTGGCCCTCAGCGCCGATAAAGATAATGAAGCGATAGCGCGCCTCACCGGGTCTCTTGCGGGAGGTGTCGGCGCATCTATCGCTGCTGGCGTGGTTGGAAAACTTGTCTCTGGTCTGCGCACTGCTGTTAGCCCCGGATCCGTTGCAGAGCGTGAAATACTAAATGCGCTGTCAGAGGACATACGGCGCGGCAAAACTAAGATGAGCTTCGAAGATCTAGCTATTGCTCATGAGCGCGGCGCACCCCTCAGCATCGCAGACATAGCTGGCGACGAGACGCGACTTGTCATTGGTCGCTATGCAGAAAAAACCCCCAAGGCCAGTGAAAAGCTAGGTGATTTTAATAAGGCCATAGACCCTTTAAAGAACGCTACAGCAACGCGTTTGACACAAAGCCTCGAAGACGTCATGGGTGCGCCGATAGACGCCCCGGGGGTAAAGGCCGCAACTGAAGCCTCTGGAAAAATAACGCTAAACAACATCTATGACCTTGTACGCAGTCAACCCAAGGCGCAAGCCATAGACCAGCGCCCGTTCACGTCTTTATTGGATCGACCTCTTTTTCAGGAGGCGATGAAACGCGCGGAAAAAACTGCTCTAAATGATCCACAATTGAACATCGTCGCGCCGAAAATTACGCCCGCAAAACCGCCGACAGAAGAACGCATAATTCAAACGCCGCAAGGTTTTCGAACTTTTGCCGCAGAACCCGGTCAGCCTCAACAAATTGTTCCCGGCAATCTCTCTTATTGGGATCAGGTTCAGCGCGAAATGCGCCAGATGGCTGAAGTAAAGAGGCGCGCTGGAGAAAATTTGGACGCGGCTTCAATCGAAAAAGCCCGTATTCAACTTCTCACTCAACTTGACCTCGTCCCCGGTTATAAATCGGCGCGTGGCGCTGCTTTTGAGACTTTCAAATCAAACAACGCTCCGGAGGCCGGCTATAATTTTTTCAAAAACACAAATGCTTTCAAACGAAAAGAAATCATCAATTCTGTAAATCAGATGTCGCCGGAACAGCGTGACCTTTTTTCTGTCGGATTTGCTAACGCCATTAGCGAAGCGGCAGCCGGGGGTAATCTGAGCAGTCTTGTGAAGAAGTTTGCTAAAGACAACAACTTCAAAGAACGTGCTGTTTTGGCTTTGGGTCAAAACCGTTTTGATCAGATGGCCGGCCACATTTTATCTGAAAATTTGATTTCGAAGTTAAAGCCAGTTCCTTTTGTTAAGGAGCAGGGGCAGATGACTAAGGCTGCAGCAGCCGGAGCTGTTGGGGCGACTGCGATCGACGCTGCGTTCTTGGGGGGTCAACTCTCTCCGAGCATGGCAATCAGTGCTGCAATTGGTGCCGCCGCTCTTGGTTCCGGGCGTCTTGCATTAAACTCTATGGAACGCAAGGTAGCTGACAGGTTGGTTGACCTTGCGTTGTCCAGAGACCCGGAGAAAATTGCACGACTTGGTACGATGGTCCGGCAAAACCGAGCTGTCGGAACCTTGATGGATAAGATTGCTGCTATTGCTGCTGCGGCTGGGTCGTCGTCCACCGTCGCCGAGCGCCCCGCTCGCGCGACGGGCGGCGCGGTGAACTTGCACGCGCTGGCCAAGGCGGCCAAAAAGCACGTCACGACGAGCACTGAGCAGCTCTTGAACGAACACGACGACACGGTCGCCAAGGCGCTGGAAGTCGCCAACAAGCACATCTGAGGGCAGGACGATGGCATCCACGTTTACCACCAACAAGAACATCGAGAAGCCCGCCTACAACGACTACGCGTCGGATCCGACGGGCTGGACGACGCCGGTCAACAACGACTGGGACGTCATCGACAAGGGCTTCGGGGGCGTCCTCAGCCTCAACGCCACGGGGTCCGTCGGCACAGTCAATCTGTCGATCACGCAGACCCAGAACCTCATCATCAAGATCACCGGCCTGATGACCGGGAACGCCATCTACACGCTCCCCCTCAACGCTGCGTCCAGCGCCGTCGTGGCCGGCCAGTGGATCATCAACAACGCGACCACTGGCGCGTTCACGATCGAGATCGAGCCAGTGTCCGGCGGCGGGACCACCGTCCTCATCCCCCAAGGTGAGACGGTCTGCGTCTACTGCGACGGCACGGACGTCAAGCTGGCCGACAATCCCACGCTGTTCATTGACACGGCTCTGGCGTCGCGCAGCGTCATCGCCGGCACGGCGCTCACCGGCGGCGGCACGCTCGCCACCAACGTGACGCTCAACGCTGATCAGGCGACGGCCGCCAACTGGCGTCAGAACGTCGCCAACAAGCTCCTCAACCCGAACGCCGTCTGGACGGCGATGTCGGAGACGACGCTCACTGACGGCGCGACAGTCTCGTGGGACATGCAGACTGGCTTCGACTTCATCCTGACGCTGGGCGGCAACCGGACGCTCGCCAACCCGACGAACATCAAGGTCGGCCAGAAGGGGCGGCTCGTCGTCGTTCAAGACGGCACGGGGTCCCGCACCCTGACGTGGGGCAACTACTACAAGTTCGCCAACGGCACTGCGCCGACGCTGTCGACGACCGCGGGGGCGACGGACATCTTCTACTACGACGTGCGCTCGTCGACCTATATCATCGTGACGTTCGCCGGAAGGTCCTTCGCATGATCCCCGGCATGATCCCGGGCATGGCGGGGCAGTCCGGTCCGGCGCTTGAGTACAGGACCAATTTGGCGACGACCTTTGCGGCGTCTTCCTTCACTTTCAGCAGTGCAATCGGACCGCCGTCTCCAACAAGACTAGTCGTCGTGACGATCAGCGGAGTTCTCGGCGATTTCTTCTCGTTTAATTCAGCGACAATTGGCGGCGTGTCTGCAACAGTCGTCACAAGCGCCTACGGCGTGTCCGGAAGCGCCAACATCAATTGCGTGATGGTTCAAGCAGTCGTGCCCACGGGGACGACTGCGAATGTCGTGGTCAATTGGAGCCGCTCGATGGCCAGATGCGCGGTCGGCGTCTGGACAATTGACGGCGTAATTTCAAATACGGCTGTCACGTCTGCGTCGGGGACTGGAAACAGTTCCACCGTCGACCTGTCGATGAACGTCCAACCAAACGACGCGGTCATCGGTGGGAGCCTGTCGTTCAGTAATCAACCGACCACTTGGGCCGGCTTGACAGAGGACTTTGATATAGCGTTTTCAACCAGTCGCCACTCTGGCGCGTCTGACGTAATGCTCACTGCGCAAAGCCCCCGAACGATCTCGGCGACATCGACGCAACTTTTCGCATCTGTCGCCGCTGTCTGGCGATAAAAATAGAGACAACAGATTTCAGTTCGACTATTATCAAAAGGTCTCGTCGTTTTGTAATCCTGTACGGCGAGGCTCCTGAACAAATGACTGACCCCGCCTCTTGGGCGGGGTCTTTTTATTGCTCGGGCTTGTAGTTTTCCATCACGTACATGATGGTGGTATGATCCCGACCGCCCATCCATTTGCCTAACGCTTGATGCGAGATTTTGACTGTCGTTTTGATACGATAGATCGCCTCCCAGCGTGCGGCTAAGACTTTATGTTTTTTACTATGTCCAAATATATCGTTAACTTCAACGCCATGCTTGCGAGCGCACTCCTTGACGATCAGCATTTTCGGATCAGCGTACTGCGCCAGTGCGGCGCGGATGGCATCCTCTTGGCGCTGTAATTTGGCCTGCCTGATCGCTTCCTTGCGCTCTGCCTCACGCGCTGCGGCTTCCTTGCGCTGCTGCTCCCGCTGCTCTTGCACTAGATGCGCCGTGGCGATGCGACCGCGAACGGCCTTGTAGTGTGCGATCTGTTCATCAAGTGTCATGGTGTTTTGCCTCCTCAAGTGCTTCGCGTTGTGCTTCGCGCTGTGCGTCGCTTAGTGGCTTACCTGATGCGACCTTATCCGCGACGACGCACTCCGTGCAGCGCACCACGAAACGCCTAGCGCGTCGTTCAAAGTACCCCTTGGATGCGGGGACATGCTTGCTGCAATCGGCGCAAACGCCGGGGTATGCGTTCCTCATTCCCCATCCTCCATCTTGTTCAGGATCGAAACCATCTCCTGCGAGGTTGGCACCCCTTTCGTTGCACCCGACAGCAGCATGGCGAACGCACGGTAGTTGATACCGTCAATGTGGCTGTCCCAATGCTCCGGCGACGTGGCGCGGCGTGCATCCTTGACGCTCTCAAGGATGATGGCGACCTCGTAAGGGGTGATCGTCCGGTCGAGTTTCAAAGAGGCCAGTTTCGCAGCACGGTCGAAATTCGCTTCGATGCCGCCGTAGTTCACGCCGCGCTGATCGATCAATGATGCGGCTTCGTTGAGAATGATTTTCGGGTTCACGAGTACATCTCCAATAGTTGAGCCCTTACGGCTGTTTCGGTGCGGCCGTACACGATCGCGCCGGCGCGCGTGACGCCGCGCCAGAGCGGGCCGTCTAGGCGGTGCGTCTTGGCGCGCTGGTAGTGGCCGACGACGTTTTCGCAATAGCGCAAAGTGCGCACGCCAGCGTCGTCGATCGTGGTGCGCAGCGCGGCCGTTAGGGCCGGGGGCGCGTCAATTGATAGATCAGCAGCAATATCGTCGAAATAATTGATCTCACGTCTCATTCTCCGGCCCCTGTGTTGCGCGCGCCGACGGCGTAGCCTTCCGAATATCCCTTGTCGTACCCTTCGCCCAAGCCTTCCGCGCGGCCGTCCTCGTAGGCCGCTTGCAGTTCGTTTGCGTGCTCGTCCTCCATTTCCTTGCGCTCGCGTTCGACGTCCGCGTTTGGCGTCACATCGCAGGGCAGACCGTTCAAGAACGTCTCCACCTCGTCGCGTAGGCTCCCCCATGCGGTAGGGTTAAACGTGGCGATGCGCTGGCCGTCAAAATAAAGATCGTCTCCCATGACGCTGAATATGCGGCTCATGCTCTACTCCTCTTCAATAGTTCAAATCTTTAATTTCTTTGGCTTCTTTGACTTTGCCAATATGCTCTGTGTTTATTAGGATGGGTATTTGCTTAACATACTCTCCCGGTTCATCTTTATTTCTAATGAAGTAGTACTCTTCAACCCAAATAAAGGCCTGTTCGTTTAACTTTCGATAAACGTCGGCTAAGCAATTACACTTGTTTATTTCTCCGATTATCTGGTGGACCATGTTCCCTTTATTTGAGGGCATATTCATCGTGATCAAAAACTTCATAGTGCCTCCTATATTGCGCCCGCAGTCTGGCACAGGCGTCCGAAACGTCAAGGACAAAATGTCTTCATTGACCCGGGAGACATTTTGTCAGATTGTCCGCGGAGAAAGGGACAAGTCCATGGACCAAATCAACTGGGATCTGATTGAGAAGCTTGCGCAAGAGCTGGGGCTCACGAAGTACGCGACTGCGAAGTGGCGGCAGAGAAAGAGCGTGCCCCACAAGTGGCGGCTGCCGATCGTCCTCAAATCCAACGGCCTGATCCGGTGGGATCATTACCGGCAGCTCGACAACAGTCGCCCGGTCAGGCGACCTTCAGCGCCCTCAATAAATTGACCTGCGTCTTGTCCTTCTTCCCGAGTTCCTCGATCACGCGCAAGTCGATCGTGCCCTCGGCCAGCAGGTGGATGACGCGGACGGGCTTGGTCTGGCCCTGCCTGTGCAGGCGCGCGTTGAACTGCAGGTAGTTCTCGAGCGACCACGTCAGGCCGAACCATACGATGAGGGAGCCGCCGCTCTGGATGTTGAGCCCGTGGCCGGCGGAGGCTGGGTGGGCCAGCAGGAGACGCGTCTCCCCCCGGTTCCAACGGTCGATCGTGTCCTGCTGCTTGTCCAAGACGACGGCCTGCGGAAAGCGTTTGAGCAGCCTCTCGAGATCCGAGCGATAATTGTACGCGACGAGCACGTTCTCGCCGGCGTTGTCCTCGATGATCTCGGCGAGGGCGTCGAGCTTCGACGCGTGGGTCTCTGACCAGTTGTGCTTCTCGTCGGTGTACATCGCGCCGTTGGCGAACTGCAGCAACTTGTTGGCGAGGACGGCGGCCGTCATGGCCTCAATGACCTCCCCGTCCTCCAGCTCCGCGAGGAGCGTGCGCTCGAAGTCCGCGTAACGCTTCAGCGCGGCGTCAGGCATTGGCACCTTGACGTTCACGTCAATGCGCGGCGGCAGATCTAGGTAGTCCTCGGCGCTCATATGTACCGTGAAGGGCGCGATGAGGTTTTGGATTGTCTTGTCCGCGCCCTGCCGCGGCTCGAAATTGTACCCCATGTAGTCGGGCTCAAAGAACCGATGCTTGTAGGACGTCATCGTGCGCCCCAAGGCCTGCCCAAAGTCGATCAGGTATATCTGAGACCACAAGTCGATCAGCCCATTGGGCGACGGCGTGCCCGTCAGGAGGACCATGTAGCTCGTGTAGGGAAGGACCTTGCGCAGCGCCTTGAAGCGCTTGCTGGACGCGTTCTTGAACGAGCTGCTCTCGTCAATCACGACCATGTCGAAGGGCCAGCGTGTTCCGTACTGCTCAACGAGCCACTCGACATTCTCGCGGTTGATCACGTAGACGTCCGCGTCCATTTGCAGCCCGGCCAGACGGCGCTTGCTTGGGCCTGTGCAGACCGACACGCGCAGGGGCTCGAGGTGGGCCCACTTCTCGACCTCCTGCGCCCACACGCTGTTGGCGACGCGCAGGGGCGCGATGACGAGGATTTTGTGGACCGAGAACGACTGGACGAGATCCAGCACGGCGGTGAGCGTCGAGACGCTCTTGCCTAGACCCATATCGAGGAACAGGCCGCAGCGCTGGCGGCTCTTGATGAACTCAACAGCGCGGCGCTGATACGGATGCAGATGCTCACGGGAAAGCATTTTGCACCAACAGACCAAGGGATTTGGCATTTCTCAAAGCAAGCATTCCTCTTTCTCCTGAAGAGAGCAAAGCTGTTCCGGAACCGGGCGATTTTCCTATAGAACCATCAGGTTTCTCGAATTTTACTTTTGGAGATAAAAACAAAATTGAGTCGGCCTTTCTAGCGTTCTTCTGGAACCAAGGTGCGCTAGTCCGATCAGGGACAAGCGCTATACCATTTCCATGGTTAAAAAATTTTTTGAGCCACGGATCGATCGCATTTTTTCCCCCAAAAGGCGGGTTCATCCAAACAAATCCAAACCAATCAGAATTGAGACTGTTTTTGCTTATCCATCTAAAACAAGGAACGTGACGTGGCCCCTCAGTAGGCGAGGCAACATCAATATCAAAGCGACAATCGAGAGCATCGAAGATATATTTTGGAGTATACCATTCGTCGCTCTTTCCGATGTTTTCCCATTCAGACATCTATATCCCCCGTCATGGAAAACTATGCACGGCATCAAGGCTGTCAATCACGCGCACGTCGCAGCCCAGCAGGCGGCGGCGCTCGTGGTCGAACTGCTGCATAACCGTCGGCTTTTTGCCGGGGCTTTTGCACTCAACAAAAATGATCCTCGCGGGCCCCCCGGCGACGGGCAGCGTCACGATGCGGTCGGGCACGGCCCTGCGGCCGGGCGACGTGAACTTCTCGCACGTCCCGCCCAGCTCCTTCACGCGCTTCACCAGAGCCTGCTCAATTTGCTTCTCAAGCACTCGTCACCCCCATGTCCTTCAGCGCCTCGCGCGCCATCTCGATGTAACGGGCGTAGTTCACGTCGCCGGGCATCTCCGCCGGCAGCGTCATGGCCGGGCGCGCGCCGTCAGACCGGGCGACCTTGTTCCGGTTCTTGGCGTAGGTGATGCACTCGCCCTGCCCCACCTCGGTCGAATAATAGAACCGCACCGCCTTGCCGAGGTACTGCTCGCGCCACACTCCGCCCCCGTCGACGCGGCGGATGGCGATGAACTTCGTGATGTCCCGGCATAACCGGACCGTCTCCTTGACAGGTTTTGCGGTGGCCAAATACGCCGCCACGGCCTCCGAGACGATGGTGAACTCTGGGTTCTTCATCAGGCCCGGCTCCGCGAACACCCCCTTGCGCTTCGTCGAACCGTCTAGCTTGACCGCTATGTAGTTGTTCACGTCCCGCGAGTAGAGGGCCCGGTAGTCGGCGCGCTCCAGCTCGAAGGACGTGTCGAGCATCCACTCGAAGCAGACCTCGTCGACGACGCGCTCCTGCGCCTTCTTGAACAGGACCACGATGCCGTCGGTGTTCGCACTCACGACGCGGCAGCCGGCGGCCTCGAGGCGCTCGATCAGCATGAGCAGGCAGAGCTGGCCGGTCAGCGTGACCTGCATCAGGAGCTGGGGCGCGTAGAGCGCGCTGAACATGCTGCCCAGCTTGCCGAACGACCCATTGACGCAGATCTTGAGCGTGTCGGCCGTCAGCTTGTCGCCGCGCTTCTTCGCCTCCAGACGACGCGTCACGATGCTCTGGTAGACCTTCAGGAAGTCCTTGCCCATCTTCTCGGGCCACAGGCGCAGCTTCAGGATGATGTTGGGGTAGTAGCTGGCGACGTCGAAGTCGGCGAGGGCCTCGTCCTCCGCGGCCACGACGGCCCGGGCCTTCTCGCACGAGTGGAGGCCCCCGATCCCCATCTGGTAGTCCGTCTCGCCAATGCGGATCTTCGTGTTGGCCAGCCACTCGGGCATGCGCACTGACCCGTTGGTCCAGATCGGGAACCCGCTCTTGAGAATGCGCCAGTAGATGTCCTTCAGTTGCTGCTGCTCGAACGTCAAAATGCCCGGGCTGGCGTAGCGCACAACGCTGCCGGGCTCGACCTTCTGGGGCCGGTAGCTCTTGCCGGTCAGGCCCTCCAGCTCGTGCTTGATGATGGCCTCGGCCATCTGCGCGTCGCTCTTCGACCGCAGGTCAATGTCGTACTGCTTGCTCATCAAGGCGCGCAGGTCGACGGCCCCCTCCAGCTTGCGGTACAGCAGCTCGGTCGTGTCCACGTCGTTTCGGCAGTAACGCTTCAGCTCCAGCCGCTGCTCGGGCGCGATGCGGGCGTCGGGCTCAATGGGCAGGTCCTGCATGGTCGGGGCGTGCATGCGGCCCCCGTAGACCTTCAGGCTCGCCTGCCCGGGCGCGACCTCGATCAAATCAATGTGATCCCAGTGGCGCGGGACCGAGACCCCCATGTCGCGCGCCACGCGCCACGCCGGCAGCTTGCTGCGGATGATCTCGTCAGAGATGGCCTTGAGCCTCGCGCAGTCCGCGCCGTCGATCGCCGCGGCGATGATGATCAGGTCGTAGGAGAGGCCGTTGAAGCTGACAGTCGTGGCCCGGCCCATCAGGTGCTTCAGCGCCGCCGCGTCGAGCGGCTGACCCTCGAACATTTCAAACGAGCGGTACTTGCCGCTGGACAGGTCTTTGAAGAGCGCGAGAAAATAATTCCGATAAACCTCGGTATCGACGATAATCATTAGAAACATTATCCTGTGAGGAGTGGCCTCAAATGAAAACGCCCCGGCCAAACGGAACCGATTGTTTGGCCGGGGCGCAAAAGTTCCTGTGGTTTCCGACTACAGGAACTCTTCCTCGTCGTCGAACGCCTCGAAGTCGTCGACGGATCCCTTCTCGCCGTCTGCGAACGGCTCGTCGTCCTTGTAGAACTGCACGGCCAGCAGGTTCGCGTTGATGCGCTTGCCGTACGTGTTGTTCTGCGCCCACAGCTCAATCGTGGCGTTCACCCGGCAGCCCGCGTACAGGCGGCCGTCTTCCTCAGTGAGCTGGCTCTTGTCGCGGTCGATCACGAGCGGCCGCTTGTTGCTGGACGCCTTGATCGACATGTTGCCGGCGTAGCCGACATACTCGAAGTCGTCCCCGTCCTTGAGGCACTTCTTGTCGTCGCCTAGCTTCGCGCCCTTCAAGTTCTCCTTGATCATGGACGCAATGGCGTCCTGAATTTCCTTGATCTTGTCGGCCTGCGTCTTCTTGTTCAGGAGAAACGTGGCCTCGAACTTGGTCTCTTCTCCGTTGTACACGGACTTGCGGAAGAGGCTGGGGAACGAGAGGCGGACGTTGTTCAGTTTGATCTTTGCCATTCTACTTTTCCTTTGCAGTCTGCGTTTATCGCCAGCAAATCAGCCGGCGCTTTGGACATTATGTCCATCTTCACTCGTCGTCAACCTGTCGCTCTTCGCGGAATTGTACGATCCACTAAATTTGTAGGTCTTTTGTTTTTCGATCCACTCCTTGTCGGCGTTCACAAAGACCGGCTGGATGAATATCTTTTTGACCTCCTTGAAACCTTCTCCGTAACGCTGCAAACGAATGTGCCCCCTGCGCAAATGCGCGCGAACGGGGCCACTTGAAGATACGCTGTTGCCTCGACAGGTCTCGGTGATCTTTCCAATGTTAAGGTACGTTGTCGTGCTGAAATGTTTTGCGTCGTCTCTCGCACGTTTGCTGGTGGCCCGTGCATCGTTCTTTACGACCCGTCGTTCGATGTTCTTTGTCGCCAAAAGCACTATTAATATGGCGAAAGCATAGTTACCAATAGCGCCCAGTTCTTCTTCATTAAGATTGGAGAAAAAATTTTGCAGATTATGGTCGCTGTTTTCTTTTAATTCAAAATCCATTTTGCAACCAAGTATTCCATTTTTCTTACGAAAATCACTATATTCTATTATAAAAATTTTATCTCTACTTATTTCACAAAGTTCTTCTAAGAGTTTATCAATAGAGCGATCATAAAGTCCCTTGTTAATTGCAAAACCTATTTTGAAGCACGAACAAATAGAAATTCGTATTGATAGTTTTTCAAAAGGCGGAATAAAAATACCGGCCTGACGCATGTCTTTTGCTGTTTCCAAAATAGTTTTGACATCAACACTGTCTATTAGCTTCTCCGGCATATCAAACAGTGGCGGCTTCATCATCAATCCTCCTCGCTGACATCATCAAAGTCATCCACCGACGCGACGATCGACGGCCTCGGGTCGCTCGCCGGAGCCAGCGCGGCCTTGCCCTGCGGCTTGTATGCGAGGCTCTCGACGACCATCTTGTGGGCCTTGCCCAGCGCCTTCTCGGCCTGCGCTGGGGTGATCAACTTGCGTACAAACGCCTTGTCGCCAACGAGCCACTCGAGCTCCTTGGCGGCGTCCTCCTCGTCGATCCACGCGCGGTTGGCGCGACCCTCGACAAGCTTCCAGCCGGAAAACTGGTCGCCAGTTGACAAGCGCTGCTTGACAAGTGTCTCGACCGCATTGAGCCAAGCCTCGATGACGGGCCGGGCCTTCAGCGCCTCCGCGAGTTGCTCGTCGGTGAGCTTGTTGGGCGCGACTGGCTCGTCGTGCTCCTCAAAGTCCATCAGGAGGGTCTGCTCAGTCAGCTTGTAGAGGGCCGGGCAGTCCGCCTTGGCCTTGCAGAACCGGCACTGCTTCTCGCCCGGCACCCGCTTGGCCTTCGGGTTCGCCGTTTCTTCGGCCGCTGCGCGGGCGATCTCTCCCCACTTCAAAAGATCGTGAACGGAGATCTCCCACTCGCTGATGTTGTCAATGCGCGGCTGGACGATCGCGATCTTCACCCGCTCGACGTTGTGGATGAAGCCGAACATGCTGTACGCGCCCAAAGCGTACAGCATCGCCTGCGGGTTGTTCTGCGCGTCAACGCGAACGCCTTTTCCGAACTTCAGGTCGGCAATGTGGAGAGTGGCAGTCTCCTCGTCGATGACGATGGCGTCGGCGGTGCCGAAGCCTCCCGGCACCCACTCGCTGAAGTCGACGCGGGTCTCGATGAACCTGTGCCTGCCCGGCAGGGCCCGCACGTAGTCCACATAAATTTGCGCTGGCTCGGGAATGTGCGCGAGGTCGGCCCGGTCGCATACCGTGTCACAATTGACGCCAAGACGCAGGGCGCGCTCGGCGATGTCGTGGGCGATGGTGCCCTCCTCCGCGAAGGGGGAGGTCCTGTCGGGCAGGCCCTCCTCCGCCTTCACGCTGCCGGGGCAGGCGATCCAGCGGTGTGCGCCAGAGGCGCTGAGTTTTGCGTGGGCGGTCATTGCTCGGCCACCTTCGATCTGTGAAGCTCTTTTAAGCGTTCCGTCTCCCTTTGATAGGCAGCAAGAAATCCATCGTATTCACCATCTGCAATCCTTTCCATTAAATAAAACATATCGGACATCGACATCGAATTGATATGGTCATCAAATTGAGCGTGAGTCTCTTTTACATCAGCGTCGTATAAAGCCATATTCTCAAGCCACCATATTCTATATGCAGTGTAACCGTTCATCGCTTCTTCTCCTCAAGGACGTCTCGAATAAGTTCTAACCTTCTGGTATATTCGTACTTATCTTTGAAATAATCACTTGCATAAGCGCTCCAGAACTCAATCTCCTCGATCGCTTCTTTTAGGACACCCCGCAGCAAATCAATTTCAGCACGAAGATCTTCGATCTCGTCGGCGGCGTCAGAAATTAAATGCTCTGGGGGATAGACCCCAAAGCCTTTTTTGTCATCGAAATCATAGTCTCGCAATCTTTTCACTGTGTCGCTCATCACTCCGCCTCCCTCGCGATTTGAGCGAGAATGTTCGACAGGCCGGTGAATACGTCAAAGAGGACGTCCGGATCCTCCGGCAGCAACGTGATGGTCTTCGCGTTGTGCTTACCGAGAACGGCCAGTATCTCGCCCTTCTTGCCGCTGTCGGCCTTGCTGATCTCCATGGCAAGATCCCTCAAATTGTCCTTGGAGACGCTCGGCTTCGGGTCTTCAGGGGCGACCTCAGGCTCAGGCTCGGGGCCCTTGGCTGCGCGAGCCGGAGACTTCTTGGCGGCCTTCTGGGGTGCGGGCTCAGGTTCAGGCTCGACCTTTGAACCCAAATCAGCATTTCGGCTCAGTCTCTCGGGCTCGTCTTCGGTGAACACTTTCAGTTGCGCGGTCAGGGCCTCGACGGCGGCGGTCAACTTCTGGATTTCTGCTTCTAGCATTTGCGTGTTCCTTGTCTGATTTGCCTTGTGGTAAATCGTTTGTTACGTTATCGACCATCTGATGTCAATCGTTACGAAAGGGCACCCCCAAAATGTTGACGAGTTCCGCTTTGGCTCAAGAGCTTGGCATTTCCAAGCAGACAATTTCTCGGCTGGCGCAGGAGAGACGCATCCCATTTTTTCAATTGCCGTCGGGTCATCGGAGGTTTGATCTGGAGGCGGTTAAAGAGGCTTTGTTTTTTGACGCCGGAGGTCCGCCATTTATTGCTTACAGAGACGCGAGAAAAGGAAAAGAGCGAGAGGCGGTGATTTTGTGGAGATCCCAACGGAAGAAAATCGAGAGCATCCCGGACCCTGAGGAGCGTCGCAGGCTCTATGAAATTTTAGATGATGAATTTGAAAAAAGGGGGAAGAAATTTTGGCCAATAGACGCGTGTGATGTCGACAAAAACAAAGGCGGCTGACCCTCTGTGGCGGGAAACTAAAATGATGATCAAATTCACCTACTGCAAAAACTTCGCCTCCGCGGTGACGAAGGAGGTGGAGTGGGACGACTTCGCGCGGCCCCTGACGCGCAGCGTCGAGTTCCCCACCAAGGAGGCGTCTGTCCGGCGCGGCGCGTTCATCGGAGGCGTCCGCGAGGACGAGAGCCGGGGCCGCGAGGCGAACGTCAAGTGTCGGACGGTCGCGACTATCGACTACGACGCATTGTCGATCGGCATCGGCGACGTGGAGTTCGCGCTGCAGATCACGCTCGACTGCGCCTTCGTGAGCTACTCGACGTTCCGGCACACCCCAGACGCGCCCCGCGTGCGCCTGTGCGTGCCCCTGTCGCGTCCAGCGAACGAGGCCGAGTACAAGGCGACCGTCGACGAGATCGTGCGCACGGTCGGGCTGGGGACGCCCGACAAGTGCTCTTACGTCATGAACCAGATCATGTTCCTCCCCTCCCACCAGCCCGGCGTCGAGCCGTGGAGCCTGCGCAATGACGGGGAGCCGTGGCAGGTGGTCGAGGCAGCGCCAGTCGTCGAGGCGGCGGGGACCGGCGACGCGGAGGGCGAGGATGACGGCGAGGAGCTCCTGCGCCTCGTGGCGGCGCGGCCTCTGGACCTCACTGAGGACGAGGTCGACGCGGCCCTCGACGCGTACCCGGCGGAGGGGCTGGAGTACGACGACTGGCTGCGCGTGGGCATGGCGCTCTTCCACCAGTTCGAGGGCGCTGACGCCGGATGGCGGCGCTGGCTGGCGTGGTCCGAGAAGAGCTCGAAGCATGACCCGCGTCAGATGAAGACCAAGTGGCGGTCGTTCGACGGCGGCCTGCGCGAGCGGCCCGTGACATTCGCCTCGGTCATCAAGCTCGCCGGCGGATTGCGTCAGGCGATCGAGATCCGGCCCGACAGTCAGACCTTCGAGGCCCTCCGGCAGCGCGCTGAGGCGGTGTCTTCGATGGAGGACTACAAGGCCCTGCGCAATGAGGTGCGGGCCCTGAGCGACATGCGCCTGCCCAAGGACATGCGCTCGATCGTCGTGGGCACCGTCCACGAGGTCTGGGGCAAGGGCGCGAAGATCGGCAAGAGGGAGATGGCCGCGGCCTTCAAGTTCTCGGGCGGTGAGCGCCCTTTGCCCGGAGGGGGAGGCGATGACGGGAGCGTCGCCTGCCCGACGTGGCTGGAGGACTGGGTGTTCTGTCAGGCCACCAACACCTATGAGCGCATCTCAGTGCGCCACTCCATCAAGCGGGAGGCCTTCCGCACGACCTACGACAGCGAGCCGGAGGTTGTTGCGGCGGAGACCGACGCCGTCACCTTTGCGCGGCGTCACTGCAAGATGCCGGTGGTCGCGGCCCTGATGTTCTGGCCGGGCGAGCCGTCGTTCTTCGAGATGAACGGCCTGCGCTACCTGAACACCTACGTCGCAAGCGGGCAGGAGCCATGCGAGACGCTCGAGGGCGACGAGGACGGGCAGAGCGTCGTGGAATTGTTCATGGCCCACGTCCGCAACCTTATCCCTTCAGAACGGGAGCAGCGCATTCTGCTGAACTTTATGGCCTACGTGTACCAGAACCCCGGCAAGCGGGTCCGGTGGGCAGTGCTGATCCATGGCATTGAGGGCGCGGGCAAGACGTTCTTCTTCACCATTATGCAGCTCTTGCTCGGCCATAACGCTAAGTCCGTCTCGACGACGGCGATCAATTCGGAGTTCACCGGGTGGGCCGCCGGGGCCGTCCTGATCAATGTGGACGAGATCCGCATCGCGGGCACGAACAAGTACGCCATCCTCGACAAAATGAAGCCGATGATCACGGACGACACCATCACTGTCATTTATAAGAAGGAGAACGAGCGAACCGTCCCAAATTTTTCGTCCTACATCATGTCCACCAATCACGCGGACGCCATCCCGGTCGGGGACAACGATCGGCGCTATTGCGTGATCTCGACCCGGTACACGCGCAAGGAGGACCTGTACGAGCAGCTCGGTGGGCCGGAAGCTGTGGCGGCGTATTTCGATCGGCTGTTTTCGGAGTGCCAGAGGCGTGTCGACGCCTTGGGTCGGATGCTTCTGGACTGGAAGATTGACGCAGATTTCAAGCCGGAGGGGCGGGCCCCGGAGACTGATGGCCTTGTGGCGATGCGCAGTTTGAATGTCTCCGAGGAGCGGGACGGCATCGAGGTCCTTTTAGAGAAGCATTCGTGCCGGGTCATTGGGCCCGACATCATCGACGTCACAGAGCTCCGGAAGTTCGCCCTGATTGACGGCGATGACGTGCCAAAGGGTCGGGCGCTGGGCCATATTCTGAGCGACATGGGGTACACGCAGATCCCCAACAGGCGCGTCAAACTCAAGGATCGCGTCGATCATTACGTCTGGTTCAGGAAGGGGCGCATTACACCCCAAGAGGCTGTCGAGGTAGTTCGCCAGTTCAACGAAAAGGGCGACGGGTTCGATGACATTCCGTTTTGACACGCATGGGGCGCAAACTCTGCGCCCCAAAACACTTTGCACCCCAACAATGCACCCCAAGCTAACCCTTTATTTTTTATATGTTTTTTATTTTTTGGGGTGATGGTGTTCAATAAATATATAAAAAGAGATATAAGGAATTTTTAATTTTAAATTTAAAAATTCAGTTCAAGAACCGGGGAAAAAATTAAATTAAATATATAGGCTACTGAGGTAAAACGAATGCACCCCACACCCCATCACCCCAAGCCCCCTGACGGCCGACAATAAAAAAGGCCCCCGTGGGGGCCTCCTCGTCACGCCTTGGTCGCGAGCCAACTGAGACTGATGCGGCCCTCGTTCAGGGCCGTCAGGAGCAGGCTGAGGGGCTTGGGCACGCGTTTGCGGCCGGAGGCCCAGTTGCCCACGGTGCGAGGCGTCA